TAGTCAAAGTAAATAGACCTGTTGAATTATAGTCTAAATTGAAAGCATTTTTGTAGTTTACGTTTACAAAACCAAAATACCGATCAGGATGTATGCCATCATCAGGTGCAAATATTGGCAATGTTACTTGACGGCTGGATAATCGAGATTCCTTGAACGTTTCAAATAGCGATATACCCAAAGAAGTTTCCCCAATACTTAAAAAATCGTCAACATCTGGAACTGCCGAAAATTCGAGTGTTATTTTTGAATATGCCATAGTTTATCTGTTAGATTTTAATATTTTCCATTGTCCTTTCCCATTCGGTTTTAGATTGAAAAGGAATCCTTTTTCTTTTTCGTTGTCCTCATTTATGAATTCTACTAAGCCATAGAAGTTTTTAACCTCTTTGCCTTGAATAATGGTTGTTCCTTCCACCTGTTTCATAATATCAAATGTACATTCTGCTTCAAATTCAATCCATTCTGGAAAAAAACGAGCCCTCATCAATTCTGAATTTATGATATTTCCATTTTCGGCATATTCTGGTTTACCAACGAATTTTGTTTTCAGTTGGCTGTTGGCAATAGAGCTGCCATAGCGCACATAATCAGAAGCATATTTTTTAAATCCACCACCAAACCACCAACTATGACGAAACAAGCAATTTACGGGCGAAAACCTTAAATTTGTGGCACTTTCAGGGTTGAAAACTCCCGTTGGTTCCTGTTCCAAATCATCCTGCCATTTTCGCTGCTCAAATACTCCATATACACCTCTTTTCAAGTCCATTATAAAATTATCATTATCATAGGGTGTATCTTCAGTACTATTCAATTTTTTTGGCTTGCGTCTGGCAAATTCAGGACCATAATTATCTGTCCTGAACTTTGATATTCTGGAATATGTTTGTTTTACCCGGTCAATAACTGTGGTATAATTGGATTTTGTATTATATTCATCCAACCCCATAGCTTCTTCATACGTACCACCTTTTTCGCTTCCAAATTCCAAGGAGGAATAATAATACTCCGTGGCTACGGAACGCTTCACTTTTTTCACTTGATTTGGCAAACGAATAGTTACATTGTAGTTGTAGAAATAAGATAGTTCTTCCAACCTAACACGCTCTTTATTTCCTACTGTTTCAATTCCTATTCCTATATTCCAAACAGCATCCAATGAAGCAACAGCATCTTTGAATGATGTAGTTAACGGCTTGAATAGATTTTCTACTTTTGGAACTTCTGATGGTATTGGTAATTTGTCGAATTGTCGAATCCAAAACCCGTGAGTTACTCCAGTCAAAGATCCTGGCCCATCAATTGTATAACCTAAATCTGTTCTTCCCAAGAAATCAGAGTAGAAAGCTTTTTCTTTTCCAGTGGCAATGTTCACTAATCGATCCATTAATTCGTGAGCCAAAACAGCCTTGGTTGTCGATTTTTCATAGAATGAATCTTCTTCAACAAATAAGGTTCCCAAAATTTCAGTCAATGTAATCGCTAGTTTTGCGTTACCACTTACTTTGAAATCAGCTTTCTCAAATGCTTCTATCGCTAAACTTTCTCCAGCTTCAACATCAATAGTGTTGTCGTAATTCACTGAAAAAGTTTTCCCAATAGCTGCACCAATTGCATTTTTTGAATTCAATGAAAACAGTGGAATTCTTGTTGGTGTGTTATAATCAACACCATTTTTGAATTTAGTCAAATTGATGCTAAATGTGGACCAATCGATGTGATCCTGGTTAGCATCAAATTTGAATGTGAAATCAGTTTTTATATGAAGAGTTCTTTTTTTATCTGAATTGGCAAAGAACATCATTCCCGTGGTTCCAGTATTTTCATCTGCCGTATTTCCAGACAAAACTTCCTGAAGTTGTTCGTGAGATTTATTAACTATCGAAAAAGGGATTCCGGCTGTTTGGTTTCTAGTATTTCCAGCATTTGAATCACAAAAAAGACTCACGGAATTATCATTTAAAGCCGTTTCCATTTTCGATTTAAGAAAGATTCTTCTACCATCCAAAGCTACTGTTATTGGTATGAGGTCTTGAATTGTTTGGCCATCAATAGTTGTGGTTCTGTCAATTTCTACTTGTTCAGATTCCCTCGCTTTCAATACTTGTTCAATCCCTCCTGAGTTGAATTTTATGGCAATCTGGTTATTTTCTTTTTCCTTTGTTGAAAGGTCAAGATTTCCAGTATAACCCAATTGCCAAATATCACTTTTAGGATGTTTTTCTTCCCTTTTGAGTTGAATATCTGCATTAATTCCATCAATATCATCAACCAATTGAATAAAATCTTTTCCACTTCCAATAAATTTTGAGGAATTGGAAAAACGGGAAACAATTCCGTGGTACTGTTCGTGGCGTGCCAATTCTTTTTCATCAGAGTTCCATCCAATAGGTTCAGTAATGGTTGTTGAACCTTGTCTTTCATTAAACAAAGTATATCGAACTCGATCATTGTATGTTGGGTTGATATCACTCATTAGTTCCAGTTAGTATTTTTCATTTTCCACAAATGATGATTGATGTCTATTTTTTGAGTATTGACAACCGTTCCATTTTTCTGTCTTTCTATTGCTTTTCGGGTTAATTTCATTTCATCAACCAATTCTTTGCTATAATGGCTATCGAAAGATAATGAAGCTTGAAAACCGTTCAGTTTGTTATTTTCAATGTCCAGACTGGCCAACATAGAAGCCCTCAAATACTTATCATAATCTGTTTTTGATTTATGAACAATATCACCCTCCAGAAGATTAACCAACGCGTTTTTATTTTTATAAACTCTTGGATTAGTACCATCTTTAGCCGTTACAACTTCCTGAACACCTCCATCATTAATCATTGCTATTTCTGCTTTCCCGCCTTTACGTCCATCTTTATATTTTGGAATTGGAGTGGCAATTGCTGCTCCTAATTCTATTGCTCCCAATGTAGCCGCTATGACTACACCCCAAAATGTAGGAGCAGTTGCAGCAGCTGCTGTTATGATAGCCAAAGCAGTTTGCAAACCAATCTGGGCAATGGTAATTGCCTTATTAAAAACAGCCTGTTTATGCTGCTCTTTTCGCTTCTTTTTTTCTAACTCATCATTCTTTTTTTGTTTCTCTTTTTCAAGTAAATCCTTTTGACGGGCATCATTTCCGGCTAACTCAATTTGCTTAGAATAGTATTCTTCATTTTTAGATATTTCATCATCAATTTTTTGGATTTTAGCATCAAAAATAGCATTGGTAAGACTTGCCATTGCATCAGTTAACTGACTTGATATTTCGAGTATCTTAATTGCCTTTTCCTTTTCACTGATAATTGTTTTTTGGTTTGATCCTTCAGCATTTTCAACATCAATATCTGAATTTTCCTTTTTAAGCCTAGCCAATGTATTATCAATTTCAGCACGTTTTTCAGCAGATATTCTTTCGTTTTCAGGAAGTTTATCTTGAGTGGCTAAAAGATCCTCGATTGCTTTTATTTGAGTGTTGAGTCCTTCTTTGGCAAAAGATTTTTTTATTTCTAAAATCTTTCTTTCATGTTCTTCTTGAGCTTGTTCAAGATTAGTATGTCCATTTAAGGTGGATTGATATAAAATGTTTTCGGCTTCCAAAGCAGCATTTAACTTTGTATCCTGAGATAAAAGTTCTTTGTCTACGTTTTTTTGCACATCCGATACCTGGGCATCAATTAATTTTTTCCTATCCTCTTCTTGTTTTTTAGCAATTTTAGTTTGTTCATTTTGGAATTTTTCATAAATCAACTGCTGTTCTGAAGTGAGTTTCTTTTTTGTATTCCCGGTTTCAATAAGCGTTTTAATTTCTAAATCTGACAATTCACGAATGAACTTTCCGCTATTTTCATTATACTTTCCTAATGACTTTAATTCATATTCTGCTGCTTCTTTAGTTTTGGAAGCCATCAATTGATTTGCATCATACAAGGCATCTATTCTGTCATCGTAGGATGATTTTTCATTGGCCAATATTTCATTTTCCAAGTCAATAGCTACTTGGTAACGGAATTGGGAAAGCTTGAACTCATCATCGAAAGCTTTTTTTCTGGCATCATAAAGATCTTTCAGGTGTTTTTTTCTGGCTGCCAATGCCTTTTTATCTGCTTCAGCTTTTATTTCGGCATCTTTTACAGCCGTGTTTTTATCTAGATCCTGGATCAACTTACCCAAACGGGTTTGTTCCTCAACTGTTAATTTTGAATTCTCTGAAAAACTTGCTTTTTTAGCATTCAATTTTTCTTTTTCCGTTGCAATAAGATCTGTAAGTTCGTCTTCTGTATTACCTTGCTTGCTTACCCTGTACCCGCTTTTTTGCAAAACATTGCGTTCTATTTGCATTTGGGCAATACGTTGTATGGAACTATTTATTTCCGTTTTGGTTCTTTCTAATTCAACATTTTTTAAATCCGAATAAACCGAAATTTGCGCTTGTAGAATTTCTCTCTTTCTTGCAATTTCTTCTTTATCTAACTTATCTGAATTTTCACCTTTGGCTTTTCTTAATTTTATTTCATCTTCAATTCCTTTGAAATCTTCATTTCTACTTTTATCTCTTTCTCCAGCATACAATTTTTCAGAATCTTGAAGCCTTTTATTGGCATCAACAATGTTTTGAATGTTCTTTTCAGCTTCGCTCATTTGGTCATTAAAAACCATATAAGCAACCACTACAGCAGATAACAAACCAAGTATCAAACCCCAAGGAGTTGCTTTTACAGCAACATTCAAACCTTCTTGTGCTACCATAGCCGCTCTTGCCGCTGCTGCTTGTGCAAGTATTGATTGAGTACCTACTCCGGTGGCCAAAGCAAATCTTATTTGAGCTGCAGTCCAAGCGGTTTGCAGTGCTGCTGATGTAGCCATTATGAAATTTACAGCTTTGACAATTCCTAAATAAGTAAAAAGTACAGCGCCGGCTTTCAATATAAAATTTATGATTTCCTTGAAATTGTCTCTTAGAAATTTTAAAGCTGTAGTAAGTGCTTCTGTTCCTGAACTTGCATCATTAGTTTGTAAAACATAAGCTTCCCATTTATCTCTCAAATCACCAACTATTGAAGAAATGCTTTCTGAAGCTGCTGCAACTTCTTTATTCAAAGCTGCATTGTCAATGTATTCTTTGTTTGCCTGAGCAATGGAACTTTCAAGAATTCCATAATTGGCAGCCAAAGAACCAATAACAGTAAATGCTCTTTTTTCAGTAATTTCAACATCATTAAGTATTGCTCGAAGATTTTCCCCTTCATTTTTAGCTTTATTCAAACCTCCCACAAATTTCACAAATACACCGGTGGCATCTTTATTGAATTGTTGAGAAAGTTCTTTTTGAGTAAGGCCTGTAAGTTTTAATACTTTCTCAAGGTTTTTTCCAGATGTTATTGCTTCATCTATTACTCCAAATGTTGTTTGAATAGCACTTCTTGAACTTTCAGCTTCAGATCCTAATGTAGATGTGGCGGCACCAAGGGCCAAAACTCCTTGAGCTGATGTATTATAAACAGCAATACCTTTTTGAATTTCCGTGGCATTGGCCAATACTTCGGCTTCAGTAGTTGCAAAAGAGTTTCCTAATTGTGTGATGACAGATGCTAACTTATCGGCATTATCAAAACTATCTGAAGAAACCTCTATGAATTTAGCAAATTGGCCAACCTGTTCATCTGAAATGATGTTAGATGTCAGTTTTAATTTTTCAATAGCTTCTGAAAATTTTAAAATATTAGCTGTTCCGGTAACTCCTAATTGTCCAGCAACCTCAGCAGATTGAATTAATCCATCAACAGTAATACCATCTAATTTATCACCAAGTTCTACAACTTCACGTCCAAACTGTTTTAAATCATCACCGGTGATATTGGTAGTTTTACCAACGGCTATTAATTGACGGTCAAAATCCTTGACAATGCTAAAAATATCTTTTACAATAGTTCCAAATAAAGCAAAACCAGTTACCACTCCAAAAGTGGCTATCAACTCTTTGGCTGTGTTATTTAGTCCAGAAAAAGCACTTGAATAATTACCAATATTCTTTGAGTAATTTTTTGTTGCTGCATCAACAGCTTTCACTCTGGCATCTAGTTTTTCAAATTCAATAGATGCTTTGGCTATTTCTTTTGAGTTTTTCTGTTCAGCTGAAAGTAAATCGGCAAGTCGTTTTTGAGATTCTAACCTTGACCTGTTTAGTTTTTCATAAACACTTACCAATCCTTGTCTTTCCCTAGCCTCTAGTTTTAAAACTTTGTTGTTGGCCTCATTTACTACTTTTTCATCCATAGAAAGTTTTACGGATGCTTGTTTGGCTTTTCTTTCTGCTTCGGATGTGGCAATAGTTGCACGCTTTACCTTTTCCATCGAAATCAAAGCTGCTTCTTCTTGCTTGATTGCATTGGTTGCTTGAAGTAAAACTAAAGATTCCCTTTGCTTTTCTTCTATGAAAGAATTTTGAGAAGTTACTTTTCTATAAGAGTTGACAACAGTATAAAGGTCTTTGGCAGATTTTAATAATTTGTCGTTAGCATCAATCGCAATATTTAAGTTTTTAGCATATTCAGGACCCCAATTTATTCCCTCATCTGTTATAAGATCTTTACGTGTTATAGTTCCGCCTTTGGTTGCCATAGTAATTATTTTTTATCAGTATTTTTAAGGGCTGCCTTGATTTTATTTGAAACTTGCAATTCGTAAGCTTTGGCTTCTAAATAAGTTACTTTGTTGAAGTTTAATGCAATTCCCAAAATGGCAGAATAGCTACCTAAAATATCATAAGGGCTTACTTTTTTAGTAGGTTCATCTTCATCAATTTTTGGCAATTGGCTGGCAAATCTTTCCGCTTTCACTAAAAGCCCTTCCGCTTCTCGTTCAATTCTTTCTAAATGTGAATAGTAATTTTCATCATCTTTCAAGCCATAACCAAAAGAATTTATTTCATCGAATAATTCTTGATCATAATCAAAACTCAAACATTGACAAGCAATTTTAATGAACTTGTATTTTGCTCTAAAATGGCTTACCTCTCGTTCAATTTTTAAAATCTTGTCAAATTCATTTGTAGGATCCAGGGAAATAGATTCCTTGTAAATCTTTTCCCAGACAGTTTCAAATTCTTGCAATTCAGAATCAGTAAAATCTTCAAATTCCTTCTCTTCTTTGGATAGAAGATGATAGTTTGATGTATCTAAAATCTCAAAGAAAATTACGTAAGGGATATATTTTAGTGATTTATACATTTTAGATGTCGAGTGTATCTCTAATTTGAGTTAATAAAAAAGGAAGCAATAATTTGCTTATCACTTCCTTCAAATTTTTATCAGATAGTCCAAATAACTCATCAGAAAGCCAGTTATCACTATTAAGTATTAGTTGGTTTTTCTCATCAGTAGAAGTGAATCTTAAAACTCCAGATACTTCTTGCATTTTGAAACCTTTAAACCAATTTCCAGTATCAACTCCCGAGAATGGTTCGCCAGCTTTTTTTCTGCCTTTAGTAATTATTTCAGTTGCTTGAGAATAAAATCCAATAGGATTTCCAAAAATATCCTTGCTGTCTTCTTGAATTTGTTCCTTGTTCCGGTCTAAAAATTCTTTTTCAATACTGCGTATAAACAAAAACAGTTCTTTAGTTATGGCCTGTTGATTCAGGCTTTTCGCTTTCTGTAACTGCTGGTTTAGTGTTGCCATTAATTGCTATTTTATGAGCTTCTTTGAGTGCTTTCAATCTGTCGGCACTTGGGATTTTTCTAAAAACATGCGTTTGCTCAAACTCTGTTTTGAATTCAGCAAAGGGCTTATTATAACCCTTTGCGAATACTATCCCTTTATAGGTATTTTCCATATTATGTAACAGCTAAAACTAAAGGTTCAACAGCTTCATAAGAAACTTCTCCAGCTGTAACAACACCATTCAATGATACAGTGAATCCGTCAGCAATAGCAGTGCCTGTCAATTCGTATAAGTCATTGTCAGCATCATAACCCACAAATGTTACAGTCTCAACACCTCCAGTAGTATCTTTTACGATCAAGTCACCACTTATCAATGTTTTTACTTTTGCAGAAGAGCATTCTTCAGTTACTCTAACTTTGATTGATGTTGATGAAGCTGAAACTTGTTCAATTACCACATCATAAATACCATCAATATCAGCAGCAGTCCAGGTTGGTTTTGCAACTGCATAGTTTTCTTCCAATTCCTTGAAATCTCTATAGGTAGCAACTACCTTAGTAAAAGGAACTTTGTCTTTTGTGGCTCTGTTTCTGATACCAATATTCAAATCTTTAAGGTCTTGACCTTTGATTTTAATACCGTCAGAATCATAGATACCTACAACAGAACCATCAGAATTGAATTCGAACATTTGGGAATATTCTGAACCTCTCAATGATGCCAATGCAGCATGGGAACAGAAAGACAAATATGATTCGAAACCTGTTTTCTTAACAGCTGGAGAAGTTTCATAAGAGAAATTTCCAGTTTCGTATTTTGTAGCTTCTGTGTTTTCATCTGCAACCTCATAAGCATCATACAACGGTATGATGTCTTTAGCTGCAATAGCTTCATTCCATTTTGTCAGATTTTTAAAATCTGCAAAAGTGGCGAATCTAAAATCTTGTTTAGCAACCGCACCTTTTACAAGAGTGCCCTCTAAACACGGTAATCCACGTTGACCAGTGTTTTTTACAACTTTGGTTGCTGTGTCACATACTTCTGATTTACTTTTAACCATGGTGTGTTTTTTTTATTTATTAATAATTTTTTTATTTGAAGCAATTGCCATCCAGACTTGTTATGTGCAAATCCAAGTTAACTATCAAAGTATCCCAAATATCAGACGTGTGTGACTTCTTTTCACTCGAAGATGACACTGTATTGAAATTTGCTTTTTGAACATAACTGACCTTGTCTTCGTTAATTCTTGCAATTCTTTTTAACTCCTTCATAAAATCATTAGCGACTTTGTATAGGATGTCAAATTTTTCTGTTCTACTCTCGTTTAATGTTTCAATTCGAGAGTTCATCGCAATGTGAAAACTCACATTTGTGAATTCTATGCCCGGCGCTTTTTGATTACCTTTCCATCCTTCAACCAACCATATTAATGGGTATTTTCTACTTCCATCAATTCCTAAACTTGCTTTGATTTGTTTTTTATTCATAGCCTCAATCCACTTATGCAGTGCATCAATATCACCCCAGCTGTATGATACAGGTTTGCCATCATGCAAAACTTTCAATGCAATGGGATTCAATATGGTGTTTAGGCTAAATATCATAGTAAGTCATTGTTTGTAATGAAATTTCAGGAACATTTGGAAATTCATCTTTATGGTTATCCAAGAATCTTGACAATGAAACATTTGTACTTGAATACCCGAAATGAGCCCATTGTACATACTCGTTCCAAGCATCAGCTCTTTTGTTTTTTGAAGATTCTTGTGTAGCACTTTTTGATTCAGATTTGCCTTCACCTACTCCCAAATTCAATGTTCTGTAATTCAATGACCAGTAATAAAAAATATAAGGTGCCATTAAGGTTTCAAAAACATCTTTAGTTTGAATAGTAGCTACTTTTTTAACCAATCCTGACCAACTTAAAACTGTATCAATACAATCAACAGAATCAAATGACGGTTTACCGTTTAGCAACCAATTCCACTTTTCATCAGCATCATTTTTCAATTTATAGTAACCATCGGTGTCTTTTTCCAAATTAGACAGGAATTCGTCATAGGTAAGATTTCCTAAAAGAAACCTTAAACTTTCCTGTTCATACTTTTGAATCTGTACCAATAATTCAATGTTGCTATCTAAAGCATCATCTTGAATATTGGCAATTCGATAATTACCATAAGTGAAATTTGATATCCTGGTGAACATAGATTATAGTTTTTTTACAACGCCTTTACTTTCATAGATGGCCAATGCCACATCTGAAACTTCTTGAGATTGTCCTTTTTTGAAATGGCCATAATCTTCCGTAAACTCAACTAAAGTTTTGTTTGTCAAGTTTACAGTTACCGGATTTCCTCCTTTTTTGTAATTCTCCAATGTTTCGGCTCCTTTTTTGTCGTAATATTCTTTTACGGCTCCTGCGCTTTTATCTCCTTTGGCAGCATCTTTCGCTTCTTTTGCAACTTTTGCATCGTGAGCCTTTTTTTCGGCATTATAAGCTTTCAATTCCTCTGGATTTAATAAAGCTATTTCTTCAGGTGTTTTTTCTGTAAACATAATTTGTGTTTTTATTAGGTTATTGAAAAACCTATCCTATTACAGGATAGGTTTGAATTTTATCGTTACGCTACAGCAGTAATCAAAGTTTTCACGTTTGTGAAAGTATCTTTTACCAATCCGATTTTTGTAGCATCTGGAATGATCACCGCAAAGAATTTCTCCAATACGTGAGTTCTAATGTTTCTTGAAAGGCCAGTAGCTGAATTTGTTGCAACAGCATCAGTACGTCCATCAGTTTCCATATACATAAGCACACTATCAACTCCAACTTTAACTGTTGAGAAGATATCTCCAGTTACGAATTCATCAACTCCTAATGTTGGATCTTTGATGATTGGAATATAAACACCACCCCAGTCTAAACCGTTTTGAAGAATATTTACTGACTGGCCATTAGAAAGAGTGTAAATGCCATCGGCATTCTTCTCTTGTTTCATATTTCTCCAGGCAATTGGATTCATCATAAAAGCAGTAACATTGAAACCTAAGTTTTCAATTGTTGCGATCACGGCACCCATAGCATCATAATTGTTTGGATTTGTGTTAATCGCTAATGCAGCAACCGGCGTAAACGCAGATGCTCCGGCTTTAACAGCATCAAGAACAACATTTGGCAATTTATCATTAACCAATTCTGAGAATTTCTGAACCATACGGTTAACCAAAGCCGGAAAGAATCTTCTCAATTTTGTTGTGGTAAACCACATAACAGCAACCGGTTCTGCTGATTTTTCTTGAGTTGCAAAAGTTTCTTTTACAATTGGTTTCAATTTACATTCTGACGTGATTTCAGCTGTACCTGTTACGGTTTCATTGATAACAATCAAAGTAGCTGAATCCATCGGTTGAACATCAACCAAATCAAGAATTTTAGATGCTGGACTTCTGTAACCAAAATATCCTAACAATCTACCCATAAGAGTTTGAACTCCTGCTCCAACAATTCCTGTAGAACCTGCAGCTGGAAAATCAGTACTATTAATTGTATTCACTGACATAACATCAGTAGATGCAATTGCTTTGGAAGTATCTATTGAGAATCCTTCTTTTACAGTGTGGGATTCACCTGAAACGGCTTCATCATACTTCTCTTTGAAAAGATTCTCCAAAGAATCCATTTTACCTTCAGAAGTTGATTTTGACAATTCAACAATTTTGGTTCCTTGAGCTTCAACAGTTTCTTTCAGAGTATTAACTTCTTTTTGCTTTTCGGCAATAGTGTTGTCCAACTCTTTTTTTAGGGTTTCCACTCCAACTTTTACAGCCGCTTCAATGGCCGCTTTATTTTCCGATGCTTCATGTGCAGCTTTCTCGGTTGCATAAACTTCAGCTTCTGCATCAGTCATCGCATTAATTTGCGCTTGTGTCTTTTTTACAAACATGATTTTTGTTTTTTTAATTAAATAAATCGTCTCTTTTTCTCGGTTTGAGTGCTTTCCGGCGGCTCAGGTTTCTCAAGTGATTTATCGGCTTGACCATCTTCATTATCAAGTGATTTATCGGCTTGTGTTTCTATATTTAGTGTTGGAGTTATTGGATTACTGCCTCTCGGAACAGCTGAAAACTCCATTAATTTAGCCTCTGATACTGCCCAAAAACGACCAACTTCATCTACTTCATCTTTGTTGGCAATTAATGGATAATATTTATCCCAATTATCTTTGTATTCTTTCATATAATCCACTTCTGAATTAACACAGTAGATGATATCGCCTTTATACCTCATCCCAACAGAATGATTATTTACCCATCCATTTGCGTACTGGTTGTACATAAATAGGTTTCTGATAGGGTCAATAATTGATGTATGCTGTAAAGCTTGAGTTTTACCTTCAAAATCAAAACCTAATTCCTTGAAAGTGGTTTTAAGAATTTTAGTTTTACAATTTTCTGATATGACATTGGCAAAACCATTTTTATGCTCTTGAAGGTGGTCAAAACCGTTTTTGTTATCCGAAATAGTTTTATTCCAAATATTATCAAGATGAACATCGTAATGAGAATCAAAATAATTAGTGGTATTTGAAACTACTGTTACAATAATATTTGGCAAATTTGCTTCTTTAGTATAATCTACCGTCTTATCTACTTGATTGAAAGCTTTTATAGTAATGTTTTTAAGGGATTTCAAAACTTCTTTTGTTATTCCTTCAACTTTTACAGCAGTTCCATAACCATCAGACATTTTTAAAATTGACTTTTTAGTTTCAATTATTTTCGATATGTTTTTGATGATTGCTTTGTGCATTTCTTCAATACTATCGAATTCCTTATCAAGTTCTTTACAGTAAATCATTTGCGTACAGTTTGGTCTCTTTGGACGGTTTTTAATCGGCTCTCAATCGCTCTTTTCATTTGAGGATCATCTGTTTTTTCAGCTAATTCTTTTAGCTTTTCAACATCTTTAGGCAACTTTTTATCTAAACTCATGTCAATATTTTTTTAGTTTTCAATATTTCTTTATATTCAGATTCAGTTATAATTTTCTTGTCAAACAAAACCCCATACTGATCAATGGTTTTTCCATTTGTTGATTGAATTCTTTCTTGAATTACTGACATTGAATTCAAATGGTTGAAATGAACATCTATTGGTTTCTTATTCGGAAATTCGGCATTAAGTGAATTGATTAAATTTTCAGCCAATGGAGCTACTTCATTTTCTATTAAACCAACCTCAGCAACTTCTTTATTCTCAAAAGTTGCATTTTTGCCGTATGGACTTAACTCAACTGGAAAACTATAAGCATCATAAACAGCGAGAATATCCGTTTCAACTATCTCATGAAACTTAACAGTGTTTAATTCAGCAGAAAGGTTTTTTGCATCCAATCCCTTTGACGACACAATGATTCTATTTATTAAACCTCGACTGCTAAATCGATCTTCCATTTCTTCTTTTTGAGTTTTCAATCCACCGCCCATAACTGGAACTGGTGCATTCAAACCTTCATCTATATTATTACCGGCGGCCGTTTGCTTTGGTGAAACTATGGTAGTTCCTGAATTCTCAATTTGAATGCCTTTTGCTAATTGAGCATCTTTGATGTTGTTTATCTGGGTCCTTAAAGGTATAATTCTCGAATAACCCTTTTTATTTTTGTTGTTTCGAACACTGTCATAAAATAAAATGACATCGGTTAACAATATTGTTTCTGACTTTCCATCTATTTCAGTTGTTAGATTGATTTTACCTATATCGGTATTATCTGGATTTAAATTTATCAGCTCTAAAGTTTTGAAATTCCCAAATGATTTATATTTTTTCCATATTGCAGTCCAGCCTGAAGACAATAAAAAGATGGTGAACTCCTTTAAAAATTCTTCTTTAGACTGTGAATCATTGGGATTATTGATTTTATCTAATATTTCACTATTATCTGATTCACTTGTAAATTGAGCACTTGATAATTTGCTGGCTATTTTATTGAACACATTGTTTAGGACAAATGTTTGTTCCTGCAGCTTGACAAACTTTGTGGTTTCGGAATAGAATGTTTTTTTGTCATTACTTCCAATGCCAAAAACATCAATTTCCATCCTTACGGGCTGTCCATTAACGGAATCGTTTTTAGTCTCTATGCCATACCTAAATGTTCTTAAAGATTCCCAGAAGCCCATATATGAATTTTGTTTCAACAAATGTAGAAAATAATTTCTTATTTGTAATCATTATAAATAAGAAAATAAAAATAAAAAAAACCACTCTTAAAATAAGTGGTTCATTGATAATTATTAAGTTATGAATTAGGTTGGCATAAATAAGTGTCTGGCATTAGTATATAAATACCTCATACCTTCGGTTAATGCATCTTCAGCATCATCATGTGCATCTTCTGCCTTTCCAGCTTTTGGATAGGCCGCAAGATGATTCACAGCCTGTTGATATTCTGTAGTGTGGTATAGCATAGTTCCGGGTTCCACAAAATAGATATAGGAAATAAATTGAGCATAAGCCGAAATTCTCATATCTTTATTTCCCTCACTGTAATATCCCGAAACGTTTATGCCTAATCCTTGCATTACTGTAACAAACACGCTTCCTTGGTTATTTACCTCTATTTTATTTACGTGGGTATCGTGAAACTGAATTTTAGTTTTCATTTTTCCAGGTGTAATTTTACTTCCTTCTTGAGTATAAACAGCATCAAATACATAAATTTTACCTTGATTGACTTCAAAAAACCAAGTACATAAATAATCAGATCCGGAATCAGCAACATCAGTAAATGTATATCGCATAACACCCTCTCGATTTGCTGGAAGATGCTTCACTTTGTTCAACTTACCATACATTAATCCTTCTTCTGTTTCGGATGCTTGATTAAATTGAATATTGTAAGCTATATCGGAAATTGGTTTACTTTCATCATTTAACCCCATTTTTGTAGATTTAAGAATATCTCTACTCAATCGAAAAGGATCTAGCAATCCATCAATATAGAATTTTTCAATTTCTTTGGGTTCAATGTTTTTATAAATATTTTCGGCCGGTAAACAAATATGACGGCATTCATCTTTAAAAACACTCAAACAATGAGCAGTAGTATCCTTGCTAGAAAGTCTTTGCTCAACCAAAATATAAGGCGTTTTTGCTTTGTCTTTTTTTCTTGTTTGAAATGCTTTAAATTGATTTATAGCTCGCTTTCTTTCAGCTGGACTATCAGCAATACCAACATCCATTCTATCATCATCAATTAAAATACTGGCGTGTTTTCCGGTAACAGATCCATTTGTAGAAAACGAATATCGAACACCCCCTTTATCAGTTTGGTAAAATGTTTTTGCAGATACATCTCTTCTAATATTTACATCTGGAAAGTAGGATTTGAATTTATCACTCTCAATTATATCTTTTGATTTAGATGAAAATTCATTTGCATTACTTGCCGATACTGTATTTGTCATTGCTGTTTTAGAGCTGTCAATAGCCCATATCCAAGCGGGTGCAATTCTTGAAGCTATTGTACTTTTGGAAGTACCTGGAGGAATATTAAAAAGCAAATTCTTTTGAATGTTTTGAGTAATACCCTCATACCATTTATCATCTGGAATGTGTGGTTTTCTGTCTAAAACATACTTATCAATAACTAATTGAATTTCATCACACATATATTCTATGTGCCAGTTATGAATATATTGATCTGTAATGATTATATCCCAAAACTCTTTGGCAAAGTAGAATAGAGAGCGTTTGCACCTCTCAGCTTTAATTTGCGGAAGTGTTGGTAATTGAACTGGCAAAATAAATTTAGTTTAATAGTATTTTATATAATTCAATAGTAGCCATAACATCACCTTTGGCCGTGTGTTGGTCAGTTATTACAATTCCAAAGTGAGCACACAATGATTCAAGTTTATATGATGCCGGCTTTTTTAATTCAATAGTTGCTTCCTTAAATTTAATTGCTTTCATATAATTATTTTTGTCTCCACCGTGTGTAATAAGCTAACTGATACACTGATTTTACTGGGTTTTTAAATTCAGCTTTTTTTTATTCTTCCTCTTGTGAATAGGCTTTTTCAATTTCCGCTAATGCTGCATCTGAAAGTTTAGACAAATCCAGTTTATTATCTCTTACATCCATTCCAAGTCCACCCCCTAATTCAATATGCTGTTGTGGCTTTCCTTCTAATCGGTCCAGAACTTCTTTCCTTGCCTTGTCATTTCCTTGTAAAGCATCGGAATATAATAATGTGGCCAGAAGTTGATTCATTTCAACTTTACTTTTCACATCACCTTTCTTTTCAACGACGGTACCATCATTCTTGGTAATTGTAATTTGAAACTGAATTTTTTTGGAATTTCCAATATCTTTCAAATGTTCAGTTACTGACTTTCCCTTTCTGCCTCTATTGGCTGGCTGATTAGTTGATGTGAACGGTCTTAAATTGTCTTTTGCTCTTGGATTATTAGCCATAACTTATCACGTTTTTATCACGTTTGTTTTTCTTCAATCATTCCTTCAGCTAAATCAATGACATCTTCGTATGCCTCAATCTTTGCTTTTAGTTCAACATATTCTTGCTTTTGCATAGATGATGCAGCATTACCATTAACTAGAGTTTCCAAATCCTTGAATTTGTCTTTAGCCCTTTTTACTTTGTTTTTGATGACTTGTACTAATTGCATAAATTTGTTTTGATACATAATGATGGGTTTTAGCCCACCAAGTTAGTTAATTCTTTAATTTCTTTTTTAGGATATGGTTTTGACATTGCTTTCAATTGAGGCACAAATCTTTTATCAATAGGATAAACATACTTGATTTTGCACATTCCTTTTATCACTTCAGCATTTGGATCAATATTTTCTCTTAACCATTCAATTCCAGACTTTCCATATTTCTTACCAATGCTTCTACGATGGATCATTTTGCCATTGAGCATAATCCCTCTTTCATTGGCATATTCTCCAATGTAAAACCAATTCGTTGCTTGGTAGATGGTTCCAATGTGTTCTTGATTTCTATCAGCATAAGAAACTATTACTTTTAATGCTGGAGCATCTTTTTTAATTTGCTTGAGAGCCATTGCCAGGACCTGAGAAGTGAATGATTGTTTACCATTTAAAGCCATACGAACCAATTCTACAACTTGACCTTGAACTAATCCAAATTCTTGTGCAATTCTTGGATTGGCACCATTGGAAAATAAAACTACACCACACCATTCATTGGCATCATTGAATACAGAATACCCCAAACGGATTTGAGGTACTTTCTTGCTATAATGGAAATTAAAACAAGCGTGTCTAATTGCTGGGCCTGATGCTTTTTCTAGTCTCATTTTTTACATTTCTCCAGCGCCAACGCTGTATTTTAAATTTGAAAACTTATCATTTGTAGAAATCATTTCTTTTAACTTGGTTTCAAATAAATCCAGCTGCTTCAAATTTTCAAAAGTGATTTTCAAAGTTGGTGGAGCATCTTTCATTTCAGCAGTTAGGTTTAGTGGTTCTACTACTTCTGTAAAAATGGATACTTCAAAATCATTGAATCCAAAATCTTTCATTTCATTCAGTTCAAAACCCAAATCCAAAAGTTTAGTTTCATCCCATTGGCCGCGATGCAAATTGTCAATAATCATTCTTTTGTCCTGGATCTTCTTTGGTACATCATCTTCAACAAAACAATCAATTTCAGTTTCTCCATTTAAAATTGATGCTTTTATCCTTTGTGTTCCGGCATAACAATAATATTTGCCTTTCGTGAAATTAATCAGTGGTGGACGTTGTTTGAGATATGTTGGATCTGATTTAATGTCATCGGCCAATTTTTGTAAATCAACATCAGATATTTGTCTTGGATTTTCTTCAAGCAAAACGATATCTTCAATTTTTATCTTTATAATTTCTATTTTACCCATAATCCAATATTATTTAAAAATGTATTTTTTAGGTTGTATTTCCAGTATCTCAGCATCAACACAAGTTTGAATGAAATTGTAACAAGTGGCTGGAGTTATTTTGATTTCCAATGCTTTTTTTATCAACTCGATAGGCTCGAAATCATTGATGCCTAAAAACAAATCAATCAATAGTTTTCTTTCCCTTGTAATGGATAATTTATTTTGAGACAAATAGCTGAAATATTTGTTTTTTGATATTTCCTTATTTTTGGCAGTGTTTTTCTTTTCAGGTATTTCAGTTCCACCATTATCAATAAAATCTAAAATAGCCAGTCCAATAAGTTCTGGGTTGGTAGTTTCAATACCATTAAAATAAAACTGGTTATTCTCAATTTTTATCATATTTTTTCATTGTTTGGTTTAAAAACAAAAGCAATTCACATCCGATTTTTAATAGAAACTTTATAAGTAAATTAAAAAAACTTTTAAAATCCCAACGCTAAACGGCTCGGATTGTCTACGCGCCAGACCACTAATCCGCATATCGTGCAATGATTTGACGAGCTTTAACGACCCGAATGGTTACACGTGAGGGCTTATCCTCTTGAATTGCTTTTATTTCAAATAACATTTTGTTGCGGATGCCGGACTCGAACCGGTCTAATAGGTTATGAGCCTACTGTGCTAGCCATTACACTACACCGCTGTTTTGCTAGTCTTTCCTAGCTGTCAACCTACACTTTGGACTTCTTCGCATTTCGGCTCGCAGACTATAGACCGTGTCCTTTGGTCAACTGGGTATTACCTGATTATCCCCAATCATTACGCGTATTGCAGGGTAAGTATATTTTAATTTACATTCTTAAATAGTGTTGGAGCACTTCCATAAAGTGGAGTTCTACCATCCCATTTCTCAATAAATTGTTGTTGAATCAATAATGGAGTCAATGATTGCTGTCTAAGTTCATTGGCTTTCTTTTCCGTTTCAGCTTCAACAATTTTAATTTTTGCTTTTGCTTCAGCTAATCTCAATTTATTTTCCATAGCCATCGCATCCTGAATAGCCTGATTCTTTTTATTGACAGCCTGAACAATTGTATTTGGATATTTTAAACCACTTGTTAATTGTTCCAAAAAGAAACCTTCTTTATCCAATACTTTTTGAAGTGTTGATTGAACATCAGTTTCAAACTTTTCACGATTGCTTACAATTTCATCAGTCGTGTATTTGTTCATTTGAAGCCTGAAAGCATCTTTTACATAATTTAGAATTGTAGTTGCAGTAACTTCTTCTAAATCCTTTCTATACTTTTGAAATATTCGAGGTCCATTACCTCTGACCACCCCAAAAGATAAAGTTGGATCTACAGTAAATGAACTACCATCTTTTGCATTTACAGTGAATGATGTATAATCAACTGTTTGCACAAATGTTGGGTATTGTTCAACATCCTCTGTCCAGGGATTATAAAACACCCTTCCGGTTACTAATGACACATCTTGAACTCCTTTTTCAGATCCATACTGTTTAATTAAAATTCCATCATAACCCGCATCAATTCTTGTGCAGGAAATGGGAACAAAAAAAACAACTAACAACAATACAACGGCAACTAAAATTCCTTTTTTCATTTTAC